CAAACGGTTGGATAAATTAAAGATTGTTGAGTGTGAAGCAAGAGGTCTTCGACCAAAAACACACTCTCCAGACAATGTTTGGCTTGCAGATCAAATAAAATTTAACTTACTGGAGGGCTAAGAAATGACTATTGAAACACTGAACAGAATTCATGGCATAGATTACGCCATCAAAGTATAGATGAAGAGAATATAGATGAGGAGAGTACACATGAGTAATGTAATATCATTAGACAAAAAACTACCAATAGAAAAGCGTGTAGAGATAGACATGCGTAGTATGGGGTATGATCCAAATGATCCTGACGATGTTAATGAGTTTTGGGAAGATCGTTTAGACGGTGATGAAAACATGGAAATAATTACAACATATGGTGGGAAGAAGTTTAGAGTAGTTATAACACCACTGGATGAAAAGAATGAGTAAAAGGAAACCTAAAAAGAAACCTAACCCTATAGCACGGGCGTTGAACCTTGTAACAAAACCTGTAACAATGGTTGACAAAAAGAAACTAATGAGTAAGATGAAGTGTAGGCAAAAATTAAACCTTAATGAAGGAGAATAATTATGGCTAGAAAAACAGTGAAACTTACGATTCGTCGCAATGCACGTAGCCCAAAGTACAATGTACTGTTTGGGTATAACAAGCTTGCCACTGGTAAGCGGGTAGATGGGCCTTGGTTCAGCATTTCTACGTTTGGGGGCAGCGTTATCAACCCCACTCGCAGGACTAAGGGTTCTGGACTACGGTTTATTGTAGAGAACAACCGTAAGCGGCTTACACATGTAACACATAATGTAGCAATGAGAAAGGCAGCGTAATGACAGACAAACATGAGTGGGATACGTACCACATGGAACAAATATATAAAGGCAAGGAAACATATATATGGGAAAAACAGCTAATTGAAAATAGCATACTAGATATAGACAGGTATCAAGATGTAGTGGGTTACAAATATGCCCCATTTGACCTGTTGGAGGTGTTAAATAGGTTAGTAGCAGCTATCAACTTGGACATGAACGACACAGAAAGGAAGGATATGCCAGATTTATTTAGTGTAGAGAAGCACAACCCCTACAATTTTCAGGTGCAAGAGTACAGCCAGTTACCTGAAAAATTAGTAATTGAGCTACTGGCTGACTCAGATACGTCAGATATCACTGAGATACCTATCAATGTAATTAATAACTGGCTGCAACAAGAAAAGGAACTGTGGTATTTCACAGACAAATTTGTGTATGAGTGAAGATAATTTAGTTACAACAGAGGAATTTGAGCGCAGAAAAGTTAATCAGCTAACTCAAAAATATGAGTACGGCAGTATTACATATGATCAAATGTTACAAAGCCTTATCTGCATGGGGTGGGACAAAAACGACATGGAAAAAATACTGAAAGAACACTATGATCTAAAATAATGCTGGACAAATGTTTAAAAATATGATATTATATATGTAATATATCATATTAGATAGTTTAACATTAAGTTAAATAACTATTTAGGAGGAACAAATGAAGATTAAGGATTTGAAGTTGTATTCACGTACAGAGGATGATGAATATACTCAAAAGACTGTAGATGAAGAACTGTCCCGCAAGAGGGACAAGCTTGCGTATAAGCACAAGGACAAGAAGGCTACTAAGGATCGCAAGCAAAGGCGGAAACAAAAGACAAGGGGGTACTATGTTTGATATTTCTTTACCTGCATTTACCCTCATGGTAGAAATTATCTTAGGCATGTCTTCTCCTACGTATACGGAAGGATACTTGTACCCTGCCGTAGATGTAGAGGGAGAGTTTTACTGCCTAGCTGTTAACGCCTACCATGAGGCACGAGGAGAATCTTTTGACGAGAAGATAGCTACTTCACAGGTAGTGCTTAATCGGGTAGCAAGCTTTCATTACCCAGACACAATTTGTAATGTAATTACACAGGGTCCAACTCGTGAAAGTTGGAAGACCAAGAAAGACCCTACTCTTGACCTAGACGACAGGATATATTATCCTATGCGCCATCGCTGTCAGTTTAGTTGGTACTGTGATGGTAGGAGTGACAGTGTAAATAACCTAGATGGCTGGGAGGACAGTGTAATTGCTGCATATGTTGTGTACATGGGCTTTGGTGAGGACAGGGTTGATGGTGCAACTCATTACTATGCACACGATAAGATTGACCCTGCATGGGCAAAGAATATGGCAGTTACTGAGAAACTGAACGGTCATACTTATTTACGTAGTGAGAAATGAGTTGACAAAATACTAAAAGTTTGATACTATCTTTTTATAAACCTGAGAAGGAGATGTAATATGTATTATCAAGAAGAAGCTACAACCGAATTTGTTGATGCACCTGAAGATGTATTTGCACTGCCTGACAGCTTAAAGTTTACACCCATACGAGTGCCTATTGAGCATGAGGGACAAAATATCCCCACCAGTTTAGGGCAGAAGATTGTGAATGATCAAACCAATGAGGTGCTGGGCATTGTTAAGTCTCGGTACATTCCACGCCCCTATACGGCTTGGTGGGAGCCTCTGATAGAGGGATTGAAGTTGTCTGACCTTGACCTGTCAGATGCTAAGGTAAAGTGGCAAACCATGAATAATGGCGCGCGTGTCTATGCAGATATAGAGCTAAAAGCATATGACTTTGAGAAGGTTATTGGTGAGCCTACCTCTTTAGCATTGCGTGTTAAGGACAGTGTAGATGGTTCTATTAAGTATGATATATCTGCTTTTCTGCGTAGGTTGTCTTGCTTGAATGGTCAATCTCGTATTGCTGAGAATACTTCAGTGGCATTCAAGCATACGATTACTGCTGAACCAGAGAAGATTGGTAAGATTGCTTCGACTTGGCCTGAAGTCTTGATCCAAGATGGGCATCTGTTTAATCACATGAGAAAAGTAGGTGTAGATAGGGATACAGCACAGACATTTCTATCTACAAACTTATGTGTAACTCCAACCAAAACAGAAAGGAAGGTAAACAAGAAGTGGCTTAATACTATGATGGGATTGTGGGACACTTATTCCCACAAGATTGGAAATAATGGGTATGCACTATACAATTCTATTACCCATTACGGTACGCACGTTGATCGTGAAAGCTTGCGGGGAGCCGAATATGGTGATCGTGTGTTAAGGCAAGAGCAAAATGTTCAAACCTTAGTGCGAGGTAAGGCATTTAAAAATCTCATTCGTTATGATGATTTTGAGCAGTCAATAGCTGCATAAAAGGCTTGTCTTAAAATGAAAGGCAGTAGGTGTTAGGGTTTGTTCTCCCCCTGATGCTTACTGCCTTTTTGTTTTAGTAATAAAGGAAAATATAATGTTTAACAACTTAAAGATACTATTCTGGCATAACTTTATTATGAACTGGATGGAAGGGTTGGTAGTAAAGTTAGATAATTGTATTTGGCGTAACCGTTGGGATAAACACAGGAAGGATGGGTATAAACATGGCAATAAAAAGAGTACCAAAGAAGTATCGTAAGACATTAACTACAGAACAACGGGAGGTAGCTACCCAGAATCTTGTCAAGGCAAGGGCAGCTAAACCAGCGTCTAAAAACTTGAGTGTACATGAGGAGGTAAGAAATTTACCAGATGAACATCCTATCTCCTTAAAAAAAGTTAGGGAATGGATAAAATTAGCTAAAGAAGAGCGGAGTAGCTTAGGCGCACAACTAAGAAAAAAGTACAACAAAAATATGAACAACAGGTTCAACATTTTAGATGTCTATGTAAGAAACATGGAAGCATACCTTAAAAATGGTGTATGGCTTGACCTATTCTATGGATCGAAACAAGAATATAAGATTAAATATGTGAGTATGCAAAATGAATTTGATTAAGAAGGGTACAGTGTCTGACACAATAGAAAAGTATTTAAATACACAGGAGTACAGGAAAAAGATTTCTAATGAAAAAACAAAGATACAATATGACTATCAATTGCGTAGGCTAATGTCTACCGTGCTGGATAGTGGGCAGGTAGTAGGTACTATACCCATAAGCAAATTAAATGTAGCTAAATGCCAGCGAGTATACTGGGCTTTAGTTGAAGGTGTAAATCCAAATTCAGATGGAGTACAGTTTGCTAATTATACAATTGCAATAGCTACACGGGCGTGGAATGTATTGATTAGGTACGACAAACTAGAAAAAAACCCTTGGGGATTTGTGGAAAGGGCTAAAGTTGCGCCTCGAAATATGGTATGGATGCCAGAGCACTTCAAGCAGTTTTTAAATACTGCATTTAGCGTAGCTAAATGGAGAAACATTGGACTTTTAGTACGTATTAATGTTGAGTTGGGTCAGCGTATTGAAGATATAAGAGTATCTGAATGGCCTAACTATAACTTTGATGAAAAGCTTTATATGAGAGAGGTGATACAGAAAACAAAGGAGAGGATACCGGGAATACCCTTGTCAGATAGTCTTGTACAGATGTTGTTAGAGCAAAAAGAGGACTACGGCTTTCAAAATTATGTAGTACCTAATCCTTACCGGCTTAAACCATACAGTGAACAAAATATATCTAGAACTTTTAGAAAAATAATGGACGCAGCAGGGCTACCCAAAGAGCTACAACTAAGAGACATACGAAGAACGGTGCTTACTGATTTAGCAAATCATGGGGCTACGGACACTGAGATAATGGCTTATAGTGGACACAAAAGCAGGGAGAGTTTAATGCCATATGTATGTATAAGCACACACCAAGCACGTAACGCTGCCGATAAGCGTAACTTCTCAATGGACGATGATGAATGGACGTAATCAGATATATAAATAGTTTAGATTTACAATTAGATGAACGACATAGGGGCAATTGTCCTAGATGTAATGGTAGAAATACCTTCACTGTAACAAAGAAAGTAGGTACACTTCTTTATAACTGTTATAAAGCTGATTGTAAGTTAGGTGGAGTGACTGGGCAAAGAGTTTCATTGAGAGATATACAAAATAGAAATAAGGAAAGTGATAAAATATTTACTATGCCAGATTATGTTACACCAGTGGTGGACAGTAATAAAAACAGTCCGACATTTTGTGAATTTTCAGCACGGTATGGGCTTAACTTAAATGAAATTAACTTATACTATGACATAAAAGAACATCGTATAGTTTTTCCTATACTACACAACTATAATATCGTAGATGCTGCTGGACGGGCGGTAAACTCCATTGTACGGCCTAAATGGAAGCGTTATGGGTCCAGTGGGTATGGGTGTAAGATGGGAGAGGGTAACATAGCTGTAGTGGTAGAGGATTGTATATCTGCCGCTGTAGTGTCTACTACATTTAATAATTGTGTAGGGTTTGCTTTGTTAGGTACAAATTTTATGACCTCTTATTACCAACAGCTACATGACATTGATGCAATCATAATTGCTCTTGATCCTGACGCAAGCAACAAAAGCATAGCTATGAAGAGGGAAATAAGTACACATATTCCTGCTGCTGCAGGTATATTTACATTTAAGTTAGAAGATGACTTGAAATATAAGAAGAAACATGATATAAATGGGATAGAGAATAAACTTTTGGAAATTCGTAATGGTATGGAAGGGGAAGATAATGGAACTAGCACTACTACGCACGTTAATATCTCGTGAATTTTATGAGGGCAATAAAAGTATAGCAAAGGAAAGGATATTTAGAAGCAAGGAAACAAGGGCTATTAAAAATACTATTGATTTAGCTATGGTTGATTATGAGGATGAAATAGGTGTGGGTGATGTAGAGGCACTATTCTTTTCTTCTAATCAAGCATTGACCACCGCCCAAAAGGATATATATACAAGCTTATTTAATAAGATAGTTGCATGTGATCCTTTAAATTATGATGTAGCTCAGGATGTGCTGAGAGAATTAAATAGGGAGGACGCAGCTAATGAACTTGTAGACATGGCTTTCAAGATGTCGAATGGTGAGTTGACCTCTTTACATAAGGTTGTTGAATTTATCAATCGGCGTGAAGAAGACTTTCTACCTGCGCTAAAGATTAATTTTGAAAGTATGGATATAACGTCACTATTGGAGAAGAATGACTTAGAGTTTAAATGGAAGATAAACATACCTACTGTAGCACAATTAGTTCCCGGCGTTAATGGCGGTCAATTGATTGTAGGTGCAGCAAGGCCAAATACAGGTAAGACAAGTAGCCATGCTTTTTTATGTGCGGGAGCAAATGGTTTTCTTCATCAAGGAGCAAAGGTTATGGTGTTAGCAAATGAAGAGGCAACCAATCGTGTGTCTGCGAGATACCTAACTGCATCATGTAATATGACTATAGATACTATCAAAAAGGACAAAACAAAAGCTGAACAATTTTTCAACCCTATAAAAGATAAACTTAATGTAGCTGATGCTACTGGTTGGGACTTAGACAGGATGGAAAGGGCTGTTAAGGCGTATAAGCCTGACATACTAATTGCTGACATGGCAGATAAATTCCAGCCTGAAGGTACATATACAGCACATCACGAGAAGCTGAAGGCTACCTATGTCAGGCTAAGAATAATTGCTAAACAATATGATTGTGTGATATTTGCTATGTCACAGTTATCGGCTGAAGCAGAAGGAAAGGTGTTTGTAGACATGTCTATGTTAGAGGGCAGCAGAACAGGCAAGGCTTCTGAAGCAGACGTACTGTTTTGTATTACTAAAACACCTATGATTGAAGGACAACAGGAGGAAGACAGCGCAGAGAGACATTGGCTTGTGCTAAAGAATAAGCTTACTGGTAAGCATGGTAGGGTAGTAACTATGTTCGATCCAGAGACAGCGACCTATCATGCATAGGAGGGTGAAATGAAACTTACCTTAGACATAGAAAAT